CCCTCCAAGCTGCTGCTGCCCGGCGAACGGGCAAAGAACCTCCGCATTAAGCGGGAGCTGAAGGTATTCCTAAAGGGCGACACTACCGCACAGGCGGCATGGTATCGCGTCCTGCGAGAGATCAGCATGCCCCGCATGGACCAGACCACCGGCACGATCACGGCGATTGAGAGCGGCATCCTTCGGGAGTGCAGCGTGGGCTGCACGGTGGAGCGGGTGATCTGCTCCGTGTGCGGCGTGGACAATTCCAAGGCCTGCTGCGAGCATTGGCAGGGCCGCGAGTATGACGGAAATCTCTGCGTCATGGAACTGGACGGGGCAAAGGACGCCTATGAGGTTTCCCTTGTGGCGGTACCGGCACAGCCGGGAGCGGGCATTATCAAAAGCAAGCGTTACGGCGGCCAGGGCGGGCCGCAGACCACTCCGGCGGATACCGGAGCTGAAGACGAACTTCTCCGCTTGGCGCAGGCCATGCAGGAGCAGGAAGAAAAACGATATGGAGGTTTTGAATCATGACGTATCAGGAATTGCTGGAAGCAAAAGACAAGCGGGCCAAGAAACTGGAAGAGGGTGACGAGCTCCTTGCCAAAAAGGACTTTGCGGCCCACAAGACCCTTATGGAAGAGGTCAAAAAGATGAATCCGGAGATCGAGGCAGCGGAAATGCAGCTGGCCGAGGAGGGCCGTTTTGCCGACGGAGATGAAAAGCTGAAGGCGCTGGCGCTCCAGAAGCAGAAGCAGAAAGAGGAAGAGTGCGCAGAGAAGTCCGTGGACGACATCCGCTCTGAACCGGAATACGCCCGCACCTGGTCCAAAGCGCTGCGGGAAGGAATGACTGTGAAAAAAGCCCGCAGCGTAGAGGGCTACGGCATCCTGCACAAGGCCCTGACCGTCTCCGGGGGAACTCCTTCAGGCGAGGAAGGTGGGTTCCTGGTTCCCAAGGATTTTGACAATGCCATCATCCGGGAGACCAAAGACTATGTGGATCTGTCCACATTGTTCAACGTGGAGCAGGTCAATACTTATTCCGGCTGGAGGGCCGTGGAGGTTGCCGGTCAGCGCACGAAGTTGCCGCTGGTGGGCGAGAATACCGCCATTGGCAAGAATAATCAGCCTAAGTTCACCAAAGTGGATTACACCGTGAAGAAGTACGGCGACCGACTGGTGGTGTCCAGTGAGCTGATGGAGGACAACAAGGCGGGTCTAATTCAGTATCTGGCCCAGTGGTTCGGCCCCAAGTACATTCTGACCAAGAACGACCTGCTGTTGACTATTCTGAACACCCTGACCTTTAAGCCCCAGACTGTTACTGCGGATAAGGACAAGGTGAAGGCCATTAAGCACATCCTCAATACCCAGCTGAACACGGCTTATAGCCGTGGTGCGGTGCTGCTGACCAACCAGAACGGCTATGACGAGATGGACAACTGGGTGGACGGCCAGAACCGGCCCATGCTGGTGCCGGATGTATCCGGTGATTTCAGCCGCTTTAAGGGCCGCCAGGTGACCTATGCGGATAATGACGAAATCGGCACCAAGTCCGTTACCGTCGAAACGGTGACCACCGTCTACGATCCCCTGTACATCGGAAACTTCAAAGCCGCAGCCACGCTGTTCCTCCGCAAGGCCATGGAGGTGGCGGCCACCGACGTGGGGGGCGACGCCTGGGCCAACGATGCCTATGAGCTGCGCTGCCTGTGCCGCATGGATGCGGAGCAGGTGGATGATTCCGCCGTGTATGCCACCGGCTACGCCCAGAATGGTGCTGCGGGCTAAGGAGGCGCGTGATGGGAAAGAAAGCAACGACTGCGACGGTTGAGGCCGCCGCAGTCCAGAACACAGATGCAGCGGCGGAGACCGCCGTGCAGACAACGGAGCCGGTTGCCCCGGCGGAGAGCGCGGGGGATAAGGCGCTGGAGACAGCAGAGGCACGGGCGGCGGACGCTGAGCAGGCGCGGGCAGACGCGGAGAGCCGCGCCGTGGCGGCGGAAACGGCCCTGAAGGCGGCGCAGGAGACCGCCGCTCCGGCGGCGTATGCGGATTACAAGGAGCTGCCCGCCGTGGTGGCAGCTTCGCTGGGGCTGAATCTGCGGACAGGACCTTCGATGAACTATGGCGTGCTGGAGACTCTTTCCGACGGCGCGCCGGTGACCGTCCTTCCACTGCCCTATGGTGCAGAGATTAAGGGCTGGGCGTTGGTTGTGTCCAAACCGGGCACACGCGGCTGGGTCATGACGGAGTTTTTGACCGAGCCGCCCGCCGAGGAGTAAGCCATGGCGGAGCTGACGGACGCGCGGAAGGCGGAGCTGCTGGCGTACTGCCGGATTGACGCGCTGGACGACGATGCTGTGTTGATTCCTGGGTTTTACTCCGCGTCGGTTGGATACATGGCTGGGGCCGGTGTCAGCATCCCTCAGGAGGGCACCGACCGCCGTGCGCAGTATGACCTGTGTATCAACTATCTGGTACTGGACAAGTACGAACGCAGGAACATGACCATCACGGGAACCATTGTGGCAGAGAACCCTGAGTTTGTGCGGACCAAGAACCAACTGAAGCTCACCGAGCCGGTGCCCGATTTGGGCACCGGCACCTGAACGGAGGTGGTGTGATGGATTTCATCAGCGCGGGGGATCTGAACGAGCGAGTACAGGCCCGGGAGCTGATCTTTGACGCGGCAAGGAACGCATGGAGCTGGACAACTGCCTGGGGAGCCTGGGTAAAGGCAGAGCAGAGCGACCGGGCAAGCTATTTCTCTTCTGTCGGGATCGGGGCGCTGAGCGTGACCTTCACTATGCGCAAGGCCAGCCGGATCAATCTGGGGCTATCCTTCCTGTGGCGCGGGCAGTTTTGCTTTTTAACCTCCATTGCGGATACGGAGCAGCCGGGCATGGTAGCCGTCAAGGCGGCGCTGTGTGAGCTGGTGGCATGTCAAAAGGACGTGGATCTGGACGCGGTGGGGTACAAGTTCCCCGGCGTCCTGACGGAGAAGTATTTCCGGTCTGAGCAGGAGCGTCCACAGTCCAGCACCACGGCGACCTACGTGCTGGTGACACCAAAAGCCATAGAGCTGGCTTCCGGCTCCCTGGTGGAGGCAGGCGGCAAGGATTATGAGGTGCAGGTGTGTCACACGCTGGACCCATGGAAAAACGAGTATGAGATCACACGGAAGGAAGACTGCTGATGTCTTATCAAGTGGACCTTACAGCGTGGAAGAAGCTGTGGGACTACTGGGGCGATTTGATTGAGGAGGTCCCGGAGGCAATAAAGACCGCCCTGTATGCCGCTGCCGTTGCTGCGCAGAAGGAAGTCCAGTCCCAGATCGACCGACAGAGCGTCACGGACCCACGCGGGCGAGTCAAACGCTGGCAGGAGGTCCGTATGGGCAGCGGCGGGCATTATTCGGCGGTGTCCCCTACGTTTGACGAGGTGGTGCAGGCGGCGAAATCCTCCGGGGAGTGGACAACCTCCGCAGACCTGACCCGGTACCTGGACCATGGGCATGGAGTTCGGCAGCCCAGCGGCCGGGCAAAGCGCTATCAGCCGCGCCTGCGGGGCAACGGAACCTATGTCAGCGGACACCTGTTTTATAGCTGGGCGGCAATGCAGGGGGACAAAATTGCGCTTGGCGCAGCGGACAACGCGCTGCGGAAGTTCGACCAGGAGCTGGACGACGCGCGATATGGAGGCTAATTTCTGATGCTGACACCAAATGACATTACAGCCGCCGTGAGTACGGCGGTTCGGGGCTTATTCCCCGGAGAAACGGTACATGAAAATCTGGTTCCCCGGAGCTTTCCCAGGCCCTGCAATATGGTGGAGCTGACCGGAATTGCCCTGGGAGAGGTCTCCCCCGGCGGCGTGGAGCTGCTCTATACCTACCGCATCACCGATTTTGTGGAGGTGGATGAGCGGCACAACAGCCAGCTGTCCAAACTGGACCATGATGATCGTGGGGCTGTTTGCCACGGGCTACCTGAAGACCGGAGACCGGGCGCTAAAGGTGCGCAGCTGTACCTCCAGCCACAACTGCGACTATACCGAAACCCTGGTAGTTCTGTCTCTGGCTTACAGCCGGACGGATTTTGACCCTGCGGCGGTGCTGCCCCTGATGGAGCAGCTGACGCTGATAACGAAAACAAAGGAGGACACAACTCTATGAGCACTCTGACAATGCCCAGCATCAACATTGCATTTCAGCAGGCGGCGTCTACGGCACTGGCCCGCTCCCAGAAGGGGACGGTGGCTCTGATCCTGCGGGACGCGGCCCTTGCGGACAAGACGTATTCCCTCCCCGCGCCGTCTCAGCTCCCCACTGCCCTGGGCGCAGCCAATCAGGCGGCGGTGCGGCGGGCATTCTTAGGCTACGTGAAACCCCCGAAGAAGGTGCTGCTGTACATCACCGACGTGGACGATGTGATCATTGCGGGCTGCGCCGCCCTCAATTGGCTGGCTACCCAGCAGTTTGACTATCTGGCGGGGCCTGCCGATCTGACGGCCCCGGAGGCAGGCGTGATCAAGACCTGGATCACCACCCAGCGCAGCGACAACCATGCGATTTTCAAGG